TAGATCTTGAGCGGCGCCCTTGTAATTGGCACGTGGTAAAAGGTGATAAAGGTGTTTCAGCCGTTTCCATTATCTCAGGTAGACCTTTTGAAGGCACTGCTAAAGAGTTTAGTGCCTTTCTTCGGAGTTGAACATGGTCACATCTTCTATGTACGTTGCCAACCCCTGTGAGGAGTTTAAACAGTATCTGCCTTTGTGGAAACGCGCAAGGGTGGTGACTCAAGGAGAGTTGGCTGTAAAGAATTTTGATAAGTATTTAGATGTTACAACCTTTAGTAATTTACTTATACCATTTTCACCAAGCATGTCTTTGAACCAGTACAATTTTTACAAAGCTGAAGCGGAATTTCCAGGCTTTACTTGTCAGTTTCTTTCCACTTTGGTGAACAGTCTTTTACGTAAAGCACCTTCTATCACGTTACCTGAAGATGCCCCTGAAGGTGCTATAGAATGGTTGAGAGATAGTTTTGGACAAAACGGCAAGAGTTTTGCTGCGTTCATGATGAATGCGGTAAGAGAAGAGATAACTACTCATAATACCTGGGTATTTGTTGACTATCCTAGTGTGACTGAAGAAGATGATGTAGCTTTAAAAGATTATAAACCGTATCCCACCTTATATCCTGCTGAGGCTGTGATTAATTGGAGCACTGAAGAGCAAAAGAATGGTGATATTATCGTAACTCGTCTCATCACTACAGGCTTCACTAATGAAGCAGATCCTGAAGATGAGTTTCACCCTATTGAGGTACAAACCATATGGGTTCATGAGATAGTTAATGGCTTCTATCAGGTTAGAGTGTTTAAGAGCATACAAGAAAATGATAGTTTTGAGCTGGTGGATACGATTCAAAACATAACAGTTCATGGAGAACGATTGAACAAGATTCCTGCCTGGCCCATGAGAGGTGAGGTGGAGTTAAGCCAACCAATTCTGACAGCGTTTGTGGATAAAGAAATCAGTATTTATAACAAGATAAGTCGTAGAAACCATCTCCTATATGGGGCAGCCACTTATACGCCTATCGTTAAGTCTGACATGAATGAGGATGAATTTGAAACCATTGTCTCTAGGGGACTAGGTAGTTGGTTATTGGTCGGTGCAGAGGAAAGTATTGATGTTCTAAAAACACCCACAGAAGCTTTGTCTGATATGGATCGTGCCATTGCAGCGGGGATTGAAGAGATGGCTAAACTGGGGATTCGTATTCTGACTCCTGAAGTTAGTCAGTCAGGCGTCGCTCTGGAATTGCGTAATGCCTCTCAGATAAGCCAACTAGGTGCTTTGAACACACAGCTATCCATGAGCATGCGGCAGGTGCTGGCTTTTATGATTAATTGGCGCTATGGCACTGATTACACGCCTTCTGACATAGGCTTCACTCTTTCACCTGATTTCAACAATCGTCCTAAAGGTGAAACTTGGATGCGTCTGGCTACAGAATGGTATCAGGAAGGGCTGATTCCTCGCAGTGCTTGGTTAGAGATGGTTAAAAGTAATGACATTCTAGACACCAATTACAATGATGACAAAGGTCAGCAAGAAATTAATGAGGATGATGCCATCGATAAAGTTATAAAGGAAGAAAATGAACGTAAATACTGAGTTATATGACAAGGCAGCAGATCGATCAGCAATGAGACGCCTCTATGAGAATACGTTGAATGATAAAGTTGGTGCCATTCATGATGATCATGAAACTCAGATAGCGAAGGAAATAAGTACATCAAAGAAATTTGACAGGTCATTCAAAAGACGTTTAGCCAAACGAATTGACACAGATTATGGCAAGATGGATGCGGTTACCAAAGCGTCTTTCATTGACCTTTTTGCTGATCAAGCGTCTTATACCTATCAAAACTTTGAAGCAGCGTTATCCAAAGCATGGCGTTCCAAAAACGTTTCTCGCTCTGTTGCTGAAGAATTTGTTTTAAATGAACCTCTTTATATGAATACGACTCTGACCAAAGGTTGGTCCAGCATTGGTACTAAAGAACGTGTACGTATTGAGAGTCTAATCAGAAAAGGTATTGCTGAGAAGCAGACCATGGAAGAGATGGCTGTCAGAGTACGTAAGAGCAATATTCATAAGATTTCCAGAAACCAATCTCGAACTTTAGTGATAACAGCTACCACTAGTGTTTATAACCAAGCTGATCATGCTGTGTATGAAGTGAATGAAAAGGCTCTGCAAGGATGGCAGTACGTGGCTATTCTGGATGCTCGTACTACAGCCATTTGTTCAGCCAGAGATGGGAACATTTACCCCATAAGTAATCGTGTTATGATGCCTCCAGCTCATTTTGGCTGTAGGTCTTTTACAATCCCAGTGGTTAAGGCTTATGAAGACCTGGCCAGCCTCAGTGGAGTCGCTCAAGTACGTAAACGCAACTTGGCTAAATTGGGGAAAAAAGAACGTGCCTACTATGATGGTCTTACACCTCTTAAAGAATCTTATGATCAGTGGCTTAGGAGGCAACCTGAACATATTCAGTTAAAACATTTAGGGAATTATGACAAAGTTAAATTGTTCCAAGAAGGACAGCTTCCTTTGTCTAAATTCACGACCACAGAAGGTACACCTGTAGGTGTAAACACTTTAAGACGTATGACTGATGATGGTCTCATCAATGATACACAAAGGTTTGCCCTAGCTAAAGAAAAGTTGGATGCCATGCAGATTTATGCAGGCACTCCTGATGATTTTATTAATGATTTAAAGCTCACCAACACTCTACGAGACTATTATAAGTTACAAGCCACAGAGTTAGATGGAACTTTATCTTTAATTAATTATCGTGGAATTATGCTTCCAAGCAAAAAAGCCAGTAGGCGTGCCATGCTCAGCAAAGCTCCTACAGATAAACAGTTAAAATTCAATCCTTTCACCAATAGAAGAGAGGATAGCAGATTTTATGCACCTGACCCCTATGTTTATCGAAGTAGCTTAAAACGGGTTGAAGATAGTGTAGATCTTCTTGAAAGGGATAAAATATTCATAAAAGATTTTGTGGAAAATAAGTTAGATCGACATTTAGGTTACAATGAACGCTCTGTCATTGCAGACAACCTGCGTGTCACCTTTGGTCGACAACGCGTCAATAAGGAAGTATGGGCTAATTTTAAAGGGGTTTCTCAAGGACAGATCAAGTTCGATGTCATGAATATTTCCGACAGCATTGAAACTAATTTAAGATCTAATTCTAATTTTATGAAAAAGCTTTTGAATGACAATTATATTGATCCTGTATTGGGAGTGGTGCAATTTGATGAACTGTCTAAAGAGTTCATTGATGTCATTCGTAGTAGAAATAAATGGGAAGACACCATTGCACCTAAAGTCGCTAAAGAATTACGAAACGTGTTTGATCTTAAGATTCCTATCCATATAAGAAATCGTATGACAGACGAAGGAATTCAAACTTTTTACAATAAATTCGCCATGCGTTTGGCGGTGGATGACACTCCTGATTTTGATCAGTTGGCAGTGATGTTGGGCAAAGATCTATACAATTCTGCCAATCTCAACGGTACTCGTATGAAGTGGTATGGATTAGGTAAGACTCTTTTGGAAACCAATAATAAGTTTTATGATCTAGCCTCCTTTGGTGTTCAAAAGCGAAGAATGAAGAGTCGTTTGTCAGGTAAGTATTTTGGTCCTTATTATGACACTACCTCTTTCAATATTCATTTAAAAGATGCAAGAATTAAAAATTACTCTAAGATGAATAGAAAGATTGATGTAGGTCTTCGCATGGGGGTGGTTGATGAAAGGAATCGATTGATTGTCAGAAAAGGTTATAAGACATTCTTCATCAAAGATCGATTCGGTTTGACAGATACACGCATTCCCATAACCTCCACCTCTTCTTTTAAAGACTTTCCTGAAGAATTTATTGATCAGAATCTAGTGGATTCTCTAAACTGGATGGCAACATCTAAGTTTGAAATAGATGAAGACTATCATGATGCTATTAAAAAGATCTTATATTTCAAGGATGACAGGGGTAAGGCCAAGTTCTTTGACGAACTTAATGAACTGAAAAAGTATCTATCATCTCGTGATGACTCATACGAACGCTTTAAGGCTATGGACTGGTTAAGAGGCAAGTCATTTAGTACCAATGTTTTTATTGATCATCGTGCTCGTATTTATGAAAGAGGATTTATTGGTCCACAATCTGGTGAAGTTTTTAGACCTTTCTTGAACACTGCTCACGAAAGAAATATGAATCCAGAAGCCTGGAACGTGTTCCAAGATCAGGTGGGTGCATTTCTTGGTGGTTTAAATGACGAGTTTGAAGGACGTTATGACTCTCTCACTCAGTCAGGACGGCAGAAAATTGCTGCTTATCACCGTCCTGAACTGGTCAGGATAGGCAACCATATGCTCCGAAAAAAACCAGAGGATATTCGAGCAATTTTACAGTCTGATATGGTTAGTAAAATTGACGGTGAAGAATTACCTAAATTCCTCAGATTTGCCATTGAGTCAGCTAAAATTGATAATCATCTTGGTGGTGACTACAAAGATATAAACAAGATATTGAGCTTTAAGACTAAGCTTGCTCTTGAACAAGATGCTTCATCATCAGGTGCTCAGATCATTGCTTTAACCACTAAGAATAAACAATTGGCTGAATTAAGCAATGTGGTGCCTACTAACAGAAAGAAGCGTCTGTACGATGAGGTAGCTAGAGACACTTTCAATGATTCTAGATTCAGAAAGTTAAATCTTAAGTTAGGAATTAGTGAGAAAGATCTCAGAAAAGCTGCAAAGTCAAAATTGATGGTTACCTTTTTAAGTAAGAGGCCTTACGCAGTAATGCGTATTGAAAACTGGGTGAATTGCTGGAAACTCTTTTCAAAGAAGACAATCAGCAGCCGAGCTTGGAGAGGAATCTCCTTGAAGGTTCAACGACTAAAGTATACGGTCCAGAACGGATTATGAAACTTGTAGAGTTCAAGTGGACTCGAAGCGCCCAGCACCCTGTTAAAGGGTGATGATATAGTCTGGTCTATATGGTGACATATAGAATTACTCTAATAACAATAAAAGTTTGTACACCACTAGGTATGTTTGATAGTATTATGGAGGTGGTGAACGCACATAGTATTGCTAAATGTACTGTAAGATACAAACTGAAGTCAGAGAAGATGCCAGCTTTTTGTTATTGAGTGATTACTGAGACTAACGAACTCAGTTAACAAGCGTTACGGAGCAGGTGAACGAACAGGTATTCTCAATGTAGAAGCAAAGCTTGCCAAAATCTTGAATAAGGAAGAAACGTTAGTCGTAAAAGCCAGTGAACGTGATAGTGTTTTAAATGAGATATCCGCTCAGATAGCCAAATATGAACGTTTTGACCCTGAAATGGCAGCTGAGTTGAGAGTTTTACGAAACGATGTTAAAGATATCTTTAACAAGGGTACTGATATTGGTGATGAAATCTTGGAGCAGCTTTGGTTCCTGGACAATTCTTCCATGAGCGTGGTGGAGAAGATGACCCGTAATTATGATCGTGTCATCACCCCCAATGATTTTAAACTTATTGCCTCTATCATGAGTGAACACATGGAGGCTCGTGTTCCCATTTTGAAAGACTTTACCAAATATTTTGGCAGATTAGCTGAAGACTTTTTGAAAAATTCCAAACCATCTTCTTCAGCCTTTGACTGGAAGACTTATCTTAAAACATCTATTATTGGAGATTATAAGAAAGGATTTACCCTTCCAAATACGGTCAGCCGTTTGCTAAACCTTAAGTCTGGAGAACCACTTTCAGAGAAACTTTTAAAACGTTTGGACTTTTATGATCCACAAAGCAATTTAGCAGAGCTTCTGCTGGGAGTCAAATCTGCCAAATACAGAAAAACTGGGGGTAAGTACATGAAGGTAGAGTATACAGGTCTTTCTGACTTATCCATGAAAAAGCTTCTTAAGGGTGAAGTCCTGGCTGAACATGAGTTGGCCAGTATTAAAATTGGTATCGCAAATAAACTCCCTAAAAGTTGGAGTACAGTTCCTTGGGTTAATTTTGACGGTAAAGTAATTGAACAGTCCTTCACTCAAGTGTTTGAAGAAAGGTTGACTTATAAAGACAAAGATGGCAATTTTGTGACCAATATTCTGAATATCCCACAGAAAACAGAGATAGACTGGAAAGACATTTTCCTTAACAAAGAGGGGAAGATAAGAGAGATAGTGGATTTGAATAAAGCTAAAACGGCTTATGCCGTAAATGCCAACCATAGTAATGACGCCACTATTGTTAAACGCTTCCACTTGTGGGGAAAGAAGAATAACATTCCCACCAGTTCCATTCATGATGCATTCTTCACTAATATTGTGGATATGACAGCTGCTAAGAAAGGTCTTCGAAAAATTTATGCTGAGTCCTTAAGGATCAACCCTATTATTGAGACTCTAAAAGAGATGAGAAAACGAGGCTTGCCGAAAGAACTGCACAAACAATATTTGAAAGAGGCTATTGATAAAGGACTCATACCTGTCAGTGGTAAGTCTAAGGTGGGAGACAAAATCATCAGAAATGAAGACATACTGACAGAAGCTGACATAATGAAAGTGTTTGTTGAAGATTATGATCACGATGTAAGTTGGTATGGAATTGGACCATAACTCCGTGAGATTGTATCCACGGGCAAAGCTGTGCTTTGAATAGGAGTAATAAATGAAAACAGTGGAAGAATTACAAGCCGAATTAGATGAAGCTGCAAAAAAGATCAAGGAGCTTGAGGGTGGGCAAGACAAAGAAACAGATGTTGAAAAGATTGTTGAAGAACGCCTGTCCAAAGAGTTGGCTGATATAAAGACCAAACTTGACAAAGCTTATGCTTCTCGAGATGAGGCACAAGAAGCCCTAAAGAAAATTGAAAAAGAAAAGAATGAGGCTCTGAAGAAACAATTGGAGGAGAATGGCAACTTCAAAGAATTATTGGAGATGCAAAAGAAAGAATACGAACAGAAGGAAGCCCAAAATAAACAACGCATTGTTGAGCTGACAAGAGATAATGCGATTAAAGATGCACTGTCTGCCATTGATTTTAGAAATGAAAAAGCAGCTAAAGTGGCTTTTTCAGAAATTACAAGTCAGCTTAATGAGGTGGATGGTAAATGGGTGGACAAGTATGGTAAAGATGTTCGTGAAGTTGTTAAGTTATTCGTTGATAGTGATGATAATGCTTTCTTACTCAAGCCAAAAACCAATTCAGGCCCCAACATCAATGGTAAACCGAACGTGAATCCTCAAACCCCAACCAAGAAAATTTCTGAAATGACACAAGCTGAAGTCATGGAAGGAATTGCTAATGGAACAATTAAACGGAGATAAAAATGGCAACTAAAGGTATTGCTGGAATTGAAGAATATGTAATTCAGGAGACTATTGGCACTTATGCTGATGAGGCCTATACTACGGAAAAAGGGCTCTCAGGTACTGCACTGGTCAGTCCCAACCCTGATATTAATCCTGATGTGGAAAGTTTTATTGGTCAGGCTCGCTGGTTTCAGCCGCTTGATCCTCAGATTAATGTGGCTTCTCTCACTGATGCTACTGACGGTACTACTACGGACTTTACAGCTGATTTCTTCAAATATATTAAAACGGTTCGCACTCATGGTGCAACCAAAAAGAATATGACGGAAGTAGTGACCAAGGTAGACGGTCTTGCCAAGATTGGTCGAGACTTTGCCAAAACCAAACGACTGGATATGGATCAAGCCATTCTGTCTGTTGTAAAGGGTGTTGGTCTATCTGAAGCCCTCCGGGGCGCTGCAGGAGGTGGTGCAGCTATTGGTCTCGGTGGTCAATCCTTTGAGAATGACCCTACAGATCCCGCTTACGGTTTTTACGTAGATTTGGGTGCCAGTAAGGCAGTAATTGCAGCAAGTACCACTGCTCAAGGTGCTGCTCGCGCAGAGGGTTTCTTGGAAGCTTTTGGTATGGCATACAAGGATTATGAGCCTGACTATGCTTATCTTGTCACCTCTCCTGAGATGATGGCCTCTTTTCGCTCTGCCAATTTGGTGGATCAGGATCGTGTTACTGAAGGTAGCGTTGACTTCAGTACTATTTTCAACGGTAAATTTCGTTTGATTCTGACTCGTTCTTCTCAGTCTTTCACCACCACAGAGCTGAGTGCAATTAACGCAGGTGCTGGGGTGGATATCGTAGGCACCAAGTGTTCTTACATTATTCTGCCTGGTGCCTTGGCTCTTCAGCCTTTAACGGTCCCTATGGATGTGGAAATCACCCGTGATGGTTCCAAGTACAAAGGTGGTGGTATCTCCACTATTTGGTATCGTTGGGGCTATGTGGCACACCCTGCTGGCTATGATTGGGCTGGGGCTGAAGATGATTTTGTCTCCAATAATGGCTACCGTAGTGTAAAAGATGTGGATGGAGGAATCCATCTTATCACGGATACTTTGGCAGCTGAAGCCAATTTAACCAATAATATCACTGCTGCCTCTGCCACTGCTTATGTTAAAAGTGTATTCCAGCGTAAGCAAAGCTCGGTTTTAACTTGTGGTATTCTTCCAATCTTCCATAGCTAATAGGAGCTGACATGAGTCTCACAAAAGGTGTCGACTCCTTTGTAAGTATTGTTGAGGCGGATGCATATTTTAGAAATCGTTTGGAGACGTCGGAATGGGCAACCATGGCCTTGGAAGACAAAGAAAGATATCTTAAAACAGCCACGGAGCTTCTTTATGACAAGTCCTGGCGCGGCTATGCCGTTGATGATAACTTTGTTTTTCCAAGGATCGGTGACTATTATGACAGTACGCTTGGCAAGACAGTACTCTTGGATGGGATTCCTAGAAGGCTCATTAAGGCAACTTGTGAGCTGGCTCTACATTTGCTTAATAATCCTGGAGTGTTGGTGGAAGAAGAAACGGTTCAAGAACTTACTCTGGATGGTGTAGTTACTCTGAAGGGTGTTAAGAGAACCGTAAAAATCCCACCAATCATCACTAATCTGATCCGACCTTTACTAAATACAGACGGCTCTGGTGGTGGTACTCTCCTATGGTGGAGAGCAAACTAATGGGATACCAAGAGTTAACTAAAAAGTATGTGAACAAAGCATTTAAAATGACCGGTAATCTGGCTAAAGAGATTGTCTTTAAGGCTTATAATACTACTGCTTTTGATTTCAACAACAAAACAACAGATCGAAAAATTATTGCTGAGAAAACTCTGGTAGCTTTTATTAAGAATACAGAAATTAAAAGCAATACTATAAAGAAAACAGTGGTAGTGGTACGCGCCGGTCTTCCTGATCTTTCTATTTATGATGAAGCAGTACTTGAAGGTGTTGTTTGGAAGATTGGTGATGAACTTAAAGATACAGGGTTCACTCTTGAGTTCGAGATATTTAAGTCAATATAGAGGAATGTATGGGTAAGTTCACTAATATCATGACAGATGTGTTTTCAATTTTCGGATCTCCAGAATGGGCAGATGAGAAGTTGAAAACGGTTCCTTCTAACTTCTCTACTGAAGACTTGGGAAACGAGTTTCTTCGTATTTCCATACAGCTTGGAGATTCTCCTGTTAATGTATCTTCTATGTCAGGTATGTTGATAGTGGATATATTTTCAGCGTTTGGAGTTGGGCCTCCTCGTGTGACAGCGATAGCTGACATTTTAGATGCATATTTATTAAGAGGTGTTAGCTTTTCTTACGCATCGGGGAGTACAACTCAATTTTTAACCAGTTCTTTTGCCATTATCGGGCAAGATAAAGACAATCCTGNGCTAATTCAGGCGCAGTATGTCGCAAACTTTAATCACTATGTTAGGAGTTAAAAAATGGCCCACATTTCCTCTATTTCTGCTGGTATGTTTTCTGATCTTTCTGTCTGTGTTGACTTAGACCAAAACACTCTTGCTATTGTAAACCCAACTCAAATTACCCTTAAGGCCTGTTTTGCCAATGAAATCGCTAACGGTACTGCACCTGGTGTTGATACTGGTGAGTTTATTCGCATTAAGAACGTTCGTGAGTTTCCTTCTATGGGAACTCCTCCGAACATTGTCAACGTTCCTGTTTATGGTAGTAAGACTTCCCAACAGATCCAAGGGCAGGCTGACGCTCCTTCAATGGAACTCACTCTGAATTACATTGGTACCGATTGGCAGGATACTGCCAATTATCTTGGAAGTTTAGTCGGTGATAACGTTCAGCGGGTCTTCCGTTTTACCCTTATGAATGACAAACCCACTACTCATGCTTCTACAACTGCTGGTCTTGGTACTGTTGCTAACTCCCAATATTTCTGGTATGGTAAGATTGAAGCTTTCCAAGTCAATCCTCAGCTGACGGATGCCAACACTGCCACTGTAACCATTACTGTACAGTCAGAGTTTTTCGGTGCGTACACTGACTAAACAAAAGGATCCACAATGACTGATGAAAAGGCGAAAGAGGCTGTTGAAAAGAAACCATTTTCAAGAGACTTCATGCTTAAACTTACAGCAAGATACATGCGAAAGTCGATTAAATTCAGTATTTACAAGACTGTCCAGCGTATTAAAGAATTCGAAGGCGATGGTGCTAAGTCCATGGAGATTCTGGCAACCCTTAACGACCTTCACAGAATGCTGGATTTCGTAAATCAAATCATTAAAGGAGACTCAAAATGAGTTTTAAAGAACTGGCGAGCAAGCGTATCAAGAAAAGTATCAAATTCATGGGTGGTAATGTTGAAATTAAAAAGCTCACGGTCGCTGAGGTAAAAGAAATTCAGGAAATGTCCAAAACGGTTGGGGAGAATGAAGAGCAAGGTTTTGAAGTCCTAAAATTCGTTGTCTCTCTGGCTGTGGAAGGTTCTGAAGAAATGACTGATGCTGATTATGAACAAATTCCCCTGGAAGAACTTGACAAACTTGCTAAAGAAATCACTAAGTACTCCGGTCTGAGTGATGACACAAAAAACTAGTCCTCTCTGATGAAGATCTTCTGTATTATGAGGTAGCTTACCTTTTAAAAACGCCAGTCTACAAGTTGATGGAAATGCCTTATGACGAGCTTGTAGGCTGGCAACTTTACTTTGAGCGAAGACCAGAGGGCTGGAGAGAGGACGGCAGAACTATGAAACTTTTGCAGGCACAAGGCATTAAAGAAAAGGCCGAAAATCTATTTCCATCTCTCAAGGCAGTATATACTGATCACAGCCCGAAAACAGTCGATGTTATTGACAACGCATTCAAAGGTTCTGAAATGTATGCACGTCTCCTAAAAGCCAAAGGTGGTGAGTATGTCCAATAGTATAGAGAAAGAAATCAGAGCAAAGCTTGAAAAAGAACAAAGCAAAGTAATAAAAACTGCTGTCAATAGATTAAAAGCAGCAACCCCTGTTGACACTGGAAAGGCGCAAGCCGGATGGCGTTCTGAACAATACAAAATCTACAATAACGTTGAGTATATTGATAAATTGAACCGAGGTTCATCTAAACAAGCTCCAACACATTTTGTTGAAAGAACGCTGTTGTCAATTAAAGGTATCAAGCCTAACGGTGTTATCGTTAAATAAAAACAGCCCACTGAGACAATTCTTGGTGGGCTTTTTATGCGGAGTTGCATATGTCAGGAATTACAATAGATGTAAACACTAAATCAGAAAAGGCGGAACAATCCCTAGCATCCATTAACAGCAGGCTTAAGAATATTTTCCAAACATCCAAAAGCGCTAAAGCTTCTTTAGAAGGTGTTGACAGTGTAAATTTCAGAAGTACTGCGAGGCTTACCAAAGAGATTAATAAGAACATAACTGACTTTGGTAAAAACGCAACAAAAAGTTCTAACGCTACAGACAAGGGTATCAAAAATACAAACACAGGTCTCAGTCGAATGACAAAAATAATGGCGGGCTTGTTGACGACATATACAGGCTTTGTCAGCGTTCGTGCATTTATTGGTATGGCTGATGATTTGACCCTGGTGGAAAACAGGCTTAAGCTTGTTGTTAAAGGTGAAGAAGATCTCATTAGAACCAAGTCAAAATTGATAACAGTGTCTAAACAAAGTAGAGCCTCCTTTGCGGATACAGCAAACTTGTACACAGAGTTAAGTCGAAGTCTGCGAA